CTTCTGGACTTGAGGCACGCATGCTGGCAAGCCGTATGTATCCTTGGGACCAAGGTGCTTACGGTAAAGTTGTGTTGGAAGGTGATATCCATGCTACTAACATGGAAGCAACCGGCATTGAAGAAAGAGATAGAGTTAAGACATTCTTCTATGGCTTTATCTATGGTGCTGGTGATGCAAAGATCGGTAAGATTATTGAGAAGAATGCTCAGGCTGGCAAGGCACTTCGAGAGAAGTTCTTGGATAACCTGCCTGCTCTTAAGAAACTTATCGAAGCCTGTAAGTTCCAAAGCACTAAGAAGAAAACCATTACTCTTCTGGATGGGAGGGAAGCCCCCTGCCGTAGTGAGCACTCCGCTCTTAACGTCCAGCTTCAGGGTGATGGTGCTATCGTTATGAAAGCAGCCCAATGTATTCTTGCTCACAAGATTGAGACTACATATAAGGGCCGCGCTTTCTTTATGGCTACTGTCCATGATGAATGGCAACTAGAATGTGAGCCCGAGATAGCCGAGGAGATCGGCCAGCTCGGTGTGAATTCTATTATAGAAGCCGGTGATCGGCTAGGTTGTCAGATTCCTTTGGATGGTGAGTACAAGATTGGAAACAACTGGTGGGATTGCCACTAGGAGGTAACATGAAACTTAAGATTTATATTGCAGGCCCTATGCGTGGGTATCCCAATAACAATCACGATGCCTTCGATAAAGCTGAAGAGGATTTAGAAAAGAAAAAGATCTGGGACCCTATCAGCCCTGCTCGTGTGGACAGAGAAGAGGGAGTCGATCCAGCTAATGACATGACTAAGCTGGAACTTAAGCAAGCACTTAAGAGAGATGTTGATCTTATCTTTGAATGTGATTGTATGTATATGCTCCATGGATGGACACGAAGTGAGGGTGCTCGAATGGAGCACGCACTTGCTAGTGCCTTAGGTATGGGAGTTTATTATCAGTGATTCTTTTAGATGTATATGTTGTATTCCATACACTAGATTATGATTGGTATTCTCGGTTAATTACAAGATTAACCGGGTCGCCTGTCAATCATTGTGGTATAATGGTAAGTCCTAACGGACAAAGCCCCGTCTACTTTTTGACAAGGGTTGATAAACCTTACAAAAAGGTAGACGCTGCTGCTTATTTTAGAATACGTCCTCCCCATAGGATTTTTTATATGGGTAGTACTTTGCAACAATCATCAGAGATCATAGACTTAGACGAAGCATATGTAATAACACCGTGGAAAATTATTCTTTGGTATAGATTCACTAGATATATATTTCCTTTCTGGAAACCTAACAACTGTGCAATCTTTACTGCTAAAGTTCTTAAATCCATGGGGTTTAAAATTAAAAACCATACGCTTCCTCTTAAGTTATTAAAGGAGTTAGAAGATGCAGATAATTATGTTGAGTGGAAAGGCGAGAGTCGGTAAGACTTACTTGGCAAAACTAATTGCCGATTACAGTTTTGAAATGGGTCAGATTCCTGTCCTACTATCTCTTGCTGATGGCATCAAGGATGCTGCACACGAACGCGGACTAACAAAAGAAGAGCAACCAAAAGAATACCGAGAGTTTTGTCAGGAGTACGGTGTCCAGAAGAGAACAGAAGATAGAGACTATTGGGTTAAAGTTCTTAGAGATAAGATCAACAACCACCGATCTCTTGAAGCTGATGCTTTAGAGGAAGACAGCACCCATTGGGAAAAGGTGATCATCATAGATGATGTACGCTTTATGAATGAGGTTGCATTTGGTAGGGAACTAGGGGCAACCCAGATCTTTATCTCTTCTGGCAACAGAACTCTTATTGATTCCGATGCCGAGTGGCGTAACCATGAATCAGAAATGCTGGCTAATAATGTTGAGGCTAATGAAAAGAACTATGAAGAAGTATTCCAGTATTATATTATTAACGAAGGAACCAAGGAAGAACTTAAAGAGTCTGCCGGGGCATGGATGCCAGTTTGGTGCGGTATCGAAAACCCTAAGGATGGTGCAGAAGAGGACTGCGACTGTGCTCTCTGCACCGCCAGACGAGAAACCAAGGAAGCTTCTAAGATTGAGATCATGGATGATTTCTTACGGTTACTTATAGAAAAGCTGGAGGAGGAAGAGAATGAAGATCCCAAATAAAGCTATGCTTGATGGGGATATCATTATCTACCGTGCTGCTTTCTGGGCAGACATCGAGGGTATTGATTCGCTTGAGGACAGACTCAAAGATGATATCCTTCGGTGGAGCCCGGACTCTGACATGGAGATTGTTGTGGCATTCTCCGATTCCAGACAGAATAATTTTAGAAGAGACCATTGGCCTCACTACAAAGCTAACCGTGATGACGTAGCTAGGCCTGAGTCTCTTGATATATCTAGAGAAATAATCTTTGAACATTGTACCCCTCTTATGGAGGACCGTCTGGAAGCAGACGATCTCTTGGGCATGGCTGCCTCCTCAGGTGAGGCTGTAGCTGTGACAGTGGACAAGGATCTCCGAGGTGTACCGGGCTGGCATTGGAATCCTGACAAGGAGTTCGAGCCACGGTATATTAATCCGGAAGACGCACATGAATTCTTCTGCATCCAATGGATGACAGGCGACAGGATTGATGGTCTTCCGGGTTTGTGGAGAGTGGGTCCAAAGAAAGCCAAGAAGTTCTTAGATTCTCTGGAGCGAGAGGACTGGGAAAGTTCTATCATCGAGAGATACGTAGAAGAAACCAGACCAGAGGGTAAGGAAGTAGATATGGATCCCCAAGACTTTGCATTGGCAATGGCTAGGTGTATTCGTATACTACATAGTGGTGAATATGATCCTGACACTAAGGATTTTAACTTGTTTAACTTCAACCAATTTTTAAAGTTGGGTTGATTAGAAGAGCAGAGGAGTAGATATGGACAATTTTCAGCAATTTATCGTAACCAGCCGCTATTGTCGCTGGCTTGATGATGAGGGTCGAAGAGAAACTTGGGATGAATGTGTGGACAGATACTTTAATTATCTTAGCACAAGATATCCTGAGCTTTCTAAAGAGGAAGAAGAGATGGAGTTGTTAAGTGCTGCTGTTAAAGAACTTAAGGTCTTTCCCAGTATGAGAGCACTGATGACAGCGGGGCCTGCTGCTGATGTTGATGACGTTTGTACATACAATTGTTCTTATCTACCCATCGACCGCATCTCAGCATTCAGTGATGTCTTGTACATCCTGTGCTGCGGTACGGGTGTGGGTTTCTCGTGCGAGCAGAAGGAAGTAGAGAAGCTCCCTGTTGTTCCTGATACGATTGAGCGTGTAGAAGATAAGTATATTGTGGTCGAGGATTCAAGGGTTGGTTGGGCTAACGCCTATCGCCAGCTATTGGAATCGTTATTTGATGGTGTCCACCCGACATGGGATACTTCGCACATTCGGCCCGCTGGCGCAAGGCTCAAGACTTTCGGAGGCCGCTCGTCGGGACCGGCTCCATTAGAAAGGCTCTTCCGTTACATAGTGAATACATTTACAAAGGCTACTGGTCGAAAGCTGACATCGCTTGAAGTACATGATATTGTCTGCCTGACTGGTGAAGTTGTCATTGCTGGTGCTGTCCGTAGGTCAGCCCTCATTAGCCTTTCGGATCTGTATGACCGGGAGATGGCTATGGCTAAGTCAGGACCGTGGTGGGAAACCTCAGGACATCGGAGCTTAGCGAACAACTCCGCTGTTTACGACTCACGCCCTACTCTTGGTACGTTTATGCAAGAGTGGTCTAGTCTGTATGATTCTCATTCAGGCGAACGAGGTATCTGCAACAGGGAAGCGATGGCTAACCTTGCCGCCAAGGCTGGACGAAAGACCGAGGACATTAACTTCGGTACTAATCCATGTAGTGAGATCATCCTTAGACCTCAGCAGTTCTGTAACTTAACAGAGGTTGTTCTTAAACCCACTGATACGTATGCAGAGATTGCTACTAAGGTACGGCTTGCTACAATTCTGGGTACTATCCAATCGAAGTTTACTAACTTCACCTATCTGGGTAGCAACTGGAAGGATAACTGCGAAGAGGAACGTCTGTTGGGTGTTTCTTTTACAGGTATCTATGACAATACTTTGATGTCTGGACAGGATGGCTTAGGTCTCCTTAGGTTTACCCTTAAGGATCTTAAGGAGATTGCCAAGGAAACTAACCTTGAGTGGTCTAAGAAGCTTGGGATTAATCCTAGCAAGTCTATTACTTGCTGTAAACCAAGTGGCACTACCTCCTGTGTAGCTAATACATCTTCAGGTATTCATCCTAGATATGCTGAGTTTTATATTAGACGAGTAAGGGTTGATATTAAAGACCCTATCTGTCAGTTCATGGTAGACCAAGGTCTTCCTCATGAGCCCTGTATCATGAGACCTCAGACTACCATGGTATTTTCTTTTCCAATGAAATCTCCAAAGGGAACTATTACCCAAGAGAATCTAGATGCAATGGATCACCTAGCATTATGGAAAGAATATCAATTGCATTGGTGTGAACATAAGCCATCTGTCACGGTATCATACTCTGATGACAACTTCATGGCTATTGGTCAGTGGGTGTGGGACAATTGGGACATCGTGTCCGGTATCTCATTCTTGCCTAAGCAAGATCATTGCTATGATCAAGCACCCTTTGAGGCGATTGATGCAAGGATGTACAACCAACTTAGAATGGCAATGCCCGAGTCTTTAGACTGGAGCATGTTAAAAGAATATGAGGAGAGTGACCATACGGTAGCCACAGCTACGCTTGCGTGCAGTGGTGGGTCGTGTGAGCTCGTAGATTTAACGGAGGAATCCAATGAATAGAATGGAAATGATGCGAGTTAAAGCTCAGCTCGGTGCTGAATTTACAAAGGCAGAGCAGCTTGAAATGTTTGGTGAGCTTAATGACCGACTGGAAAGACTGGAGAATCTCTATGCAGAAATGGCCCAGAGTGGAAGAGCAACTAGTAAAAAGACTCGAAAGTCTGTATCCCCTGATGGATTATCAGGGGGAGATGACAAGTGAGCAGTTTACTAGAGAGGCTGCACGCAGAGATGGACAGCGTGAGGTTGTTAATAAACTAAGATTGATTTATGAAAGCCAGATAAAGGGGTAATACTATGGCCGATATGATGATGCCTGAGGGGATGCCTATGGATCCTATGATGGGTGGAGGAATGCCGCCTGCCGAAGGGATGCCTATGGATCCTATGATGGGTGGTGGAATGCCGCCTATGGATATGATGCCGCCGGAAGGTGAGGCTCCCATGGAAGAAATGGGTGATGAACTTGCGGAAGAAGGTAGAGGAGGCGATCAGATTGTCGGCCATCTTACCCCCGGTGAGATTGTGATTCCTGTTGAGATGTTAGACGAAGAACTTACTGAAATTTTAGATGAGGTA